TAAATAGTGATTCACAGTATAACCATCTGAGAATATACCCATTGATCTCATTGCATTGATATCATTGTCAGCAGTACCAACTCTAAGTTCACTCTTCAGGATTCTTTGTGCTACGAAAGCAGAATCTTTTGGAATGACCAATTTTCTAGGTTGTACTGCCACAGGAATATTTCTGTCGTCAACAAATCCGCCTATAGAAATACAGGCAGATTCTAGGGATGATTCAGATAAATCAGCCGCAGTTGATGGCTCGTTAGCTAGGTCTCCAGCTTCAAGTGAAGGGTGATCAGTAGTAAGTAATGCTTTCGCATCGCCACCCGGATAACTTGAACTGAATCCGTTGTTAAGGACGTTAGCCCCTTTAACTTGCTTAGTATAAGCCATTGAACGAGCAAGAGCCGCAGTATATCTTTTTGATAGCGTATCGTAAAGATTATCTTCAACCGCTTCTTCAGTGATTGAAAACGCCAATGCGATAGTTTCATGAGTGTAACGAGCAGTCCATAATTCAGATGAAGTGTCATAACTTACAGCACTTCCTTCTGCTTTTGAAACTGCACCTTTAAACCCAGTGAGCAAAACTTCTTCTTCAAAAGCTCTTGAAGAGTTTTCTGCTGTAAAGATTTGTGCGTGTTCTTGTTCCCAACGACTGTATTCTAAGCCAAAAAGGGCGTGTAAGCCCGGTTCTAGCTCTTTTGCCAGTTGTGAACGTGATATAGCCATAGATTATACTCCCGGAGTTCCATCTGCATCGCCACGAACAGTGTGTACGTTCAATTCGTGTTCAACGATTAGAACTTCCTGTTCAGTGTTCGCACCCCAAGAATTCTTTGGATCGGCAGTTATACCGAGAATTCTCAAGTTAGCAGGCCCAGTACCAATGTCACTTGTGTCAAGCTCCATTTTGGATTGACCAGTAGTGGTCGATCCAGCAGTAGCTAAGACATTAGCAAGGTTTCCTACTTGTGTGAATGCATCAGTTCCATCTCCTTGGATCGCAAAGATAATTTGCGGATCGTCATAGACGTAAGCTGTTGCGTCAGCAGATCCCAGAGTAGTAGTACTAGCAGGCCAATATTTTACGAATTTTGGTGTACCATCTGAGGCAGTATATGAAGCTCCAGCAAAAACACCGAGAAGTCTGTTACCAGCAGCAGCTACATCAATATAGCCAGTGCTCAGTAACTTAACGAAATCCCCAGTGAAAATTGCAGTTGAACTACCAGAAGCTATTTTCCATTCTCTAGCCCTGATAACACCACCTGTCAAATGACGTACCGGTTTAGCACCATTTGGTGCGTCAACATTTGCCATTTAATTCTCCTATTTAGGATAATTAATCCGTAACTACAAAAGTAGCCTTATGCTATTCATCAAACTGGGGCTTTTTACGCCCGTGTGATATATCGGAAGATCGTTGTTGGTTTATAGGCATTGAAGGATGTTGTTCTTTCAAAAGACTTTCATCTACAGCCCTTTGCTGATTTCTTGTACGGGTATTTACCCATTCATTTCTTGAATCAACGAGGTCTTTAGGAATCTTAGCTAAAACAACATCTCCGCTACCAATAACTCCAGCAAACTTTCCGCTTTCGTGTACGGCATAGGTTTCATCTGGATGCTCATCAGCACGAACAAATTCATAACCTTCACGTCTCCGTTTGGCTATGTTCCGTGGATCGTCCTCTCCAGCCGCTTGAACCCTTATCCATCTGTACTTAACGTCATCAGAATTGGGTGAGGGTGCATCCAGACTACTAGGAGGTACATAAGTTTTTTTGCGTTCCTTATGGGAACGAGTTGTTTGTTTAGTTTTCTTTGCAATCATCATTATTGCTCCTTTACAAACTTCGCATATTCATTAGTTGGCACACCTAACCTTTGAGCCATTGCGATTTGGCCCTCAGAAAGTCGAACTCTCTTAGATGTGGAACGGGTAGCACGGTTTACACCAGCTACAACTTGTCGAGGCTCGTCCCCTTCAAAATTGCTAGGGAAAGCACCTCTCATTCTGCGATCAATCTCTGCGTAATAAGCATCCGAGGTTGGATCATATCCTTCGTTCTTCAACTGGTTGTCTATACCATAGGCCGCACCCGTCATGGCTACGTCCTTTCCGAACCAAGTATTTTCTTGAGACCACCTCAAAGCCTTCGGATCAACTTGTGGTTTCGGTAAGTCCGTTGCTCTACCACTTGTTTGATCGCTTATGCTTTGTTCAATCGGTTTAGGAGAAGACTCAAGATTTTTAAGCTCATACTTCAGGTCAGCGATCTTTTCCGATACTTCAAGAAGTTTGTCGGCATCACCGCTTTCATAAGCAGTCTTATGATCAAGACGAGCTGTTACCAAAGCATCTTCTGCTGATTTTTTCTTGGATTCATACAAATCCTCACGAGCTTTTTGAAAGTCAGGTTGCATCTTCTGCATTTCATCAGTCAAAGACTGATTAACAGTAAACAACTTATTTCTTTCTCGTTCAGCATCATTTGCTCTTTTCACAAGCTCATTGATACGGTCTTGATAGGTCTTCTTCTTTTTCTTCCTTTCAGTTTGAGGAATAGCTTCCTCTTCACTTTCAGGGTGGGCAACTACCTCTTCGGAATCATCTTGCGATTCTTCCTCCGAGGTATTTTCAATATATTGTTGATCTTCGATTTCTGGAAGAACTTTTTCTTCGTCTAGGTTTCCTAGAACTTCTGCCTTTAACGGCTCTAGTTTTTCTTCCTTTCCGTCATCAACAACACGTTTGGGTTTTTTGCCTTTACCCAATACATCGTGTACTACTTGCATTGGTTTTTCTCCAAAGATTTAATATTAAATTGCGTAGCAGAATTGCTACGGTTGGAATAAAGTGTAGCCTATGCTACAAAGTATGCTTTAGCTAACACTTTTTATATCTGGCACTATAGCCAGAATCTCGTCATCGTTCATTATTCGTAATTCAGCTTCACCGTATTTGAATCGGTGTCCAGCGTATTTTCCGAACATAACGTAATCTCCTAATTTTGCCCAAGCCTTTGACATGTCATCCCTATTGTATGCATCTTCGCCCATCTGGATTATTTTTCCAATGGATGCAACAGCACGGTGATCTTCAACAGCCTTGCCGGGCAAATAAATTCCTTTATTCGTTCTATCAGCAACATCTAATGTCTTTACTAATATCCTGTGGCCAACGGCTACAGGATGTTTCTTATCCTTTAGTTCTTTTTCAACTAGCGAAAATTCAGTCATCGTCCTCCTCTAAATTTTTTGAACTTTCCCTTATTAAATCCAAACACATTTTCAGTCCAGAAGCCTTGCCAACAGATTTCTCGTAATCCTCTTTAGAAATACGCCCGTCAACAAGAGAATCTGATATTAACTCTCGTTCCCTCTCTACTTTTGTCTTTAAAAATTTTATGAACTTAACTACATCCACTATAAGACTTTACCTTTTCCTTTTATTTTCTTGACTTGGATATCGTATTGTCCTTGATGTTTGTTCACGCCTCCCCCTTGATTATAGCCGTAAACTCCTCCGCCTCGGTTAAAGTATTTTATTACTCTTCCACCACCAGCGAAAGCACCAATATCTTTTGGTTCTTTTTTCATTCTCTTGAAATCTTCCGATTCAGGAGTAACATAGTAAGGTTCTTCAAAATCTTCAATAACCCAAACTTCTTTTTCTTTCATATTTTGAAGTCCTTCAGTTGCTCCTTCCCACGTTCCTTCTTCTACTTGTTTTTCTACTTGTTTTTTTATTTTATCTTTTTTCTTTTTCTTTTTTTCCATTCCTAGTCTTTTTGTCATTTTTTTAGTTTCTCCCTTTTGTTCGCTATTCGTTCGTTTGATTTTGCCCTTGAGGCATCTCGTACTTCCTGTGACCTAATGTTCCTTGTCTTGGTACTAGCATCCACAGCCATCTTCTGCATTGCAATATCCTTGTCGGTATTAATTTTCATAATATCAATTTCATCCTGATTGCGTTGCTCTGATTCCTTCAGTCGAATTTCCTCTGCCTTGAGAACATTTCGTTGCTGATCGTTCTGAACGTTCGCTACTTGTTCCTGTTCTCGAAGCCTTAGATCTTCCTTCATAATCTGGATACGAGGATCTTGGTTCATCTGTTGGTTTTGTTGTGCCTGCATCAAGGCTTGATTTCTTTGTGAAATGACTTGAGCGGCTTGAAGTTGTGCCCTTGCCACCTGATTTTCCATATCAGGATCCATTGATTCATACCCATCATCCTTTGCCATATTCTCACGAGAATAATCTGGTGGAGTTGGAAGTTCTGATCCACTTTCCTGCTCTATCATCTGCCTATACAAGTGAGCCTTATGCTCGGCAATATGGGCAGTAATCATTTGCTGCAATGCCATCTGCATCTGCTGTTGCTGTTGTGGATTCTGTGAAGGAGGAACATTGGACGGATCCATCATAAATGCCTGATGAACTCCCATATGGGATTCATGGTCTTGCCACGGATACGCCTTGACAGGTCTTGCCTGTAGCATTGCGTAATTTTCCGTTGCTGGATCCTTCGGCTTGTCGCCCATTTCCGGCATGAGAATATCCTCTACATCTGCAATATTCAATGCATCGTACATTCTTTTGTATGCTTCACGCAGATCATGGATCTGGGGAGCAGATTGTGCCATTTGCAATTGTGTCTGGGCCAGAATGACCCGTTGTGCCGTAGAAAATATATTTGGATCGGATACTGGAAGAACATCGACTCTTCCGTCAAAATCCTTCTTGAAGACATAACGGCTTACGCCTGATACGTCATATGGATAGTAGTCTGGAAGAGAATCTAGATTGATTCGTGCAAGTACCCTAAGTTCCTCTTTTTGAGAATTATGAAGACGCTTATGAATTGAGGACATAACTTTTGTCCCTTGTTCCAGCAAGGCTACTGTTGTGCCTACAGGAGCTTGTGTATTGCCATCCCCTGTTTGCAGATCCGTAGTCGCAGCCAGTCGCCTTCCTTCCTCGGTCATTGATCCGAGCAGTTGCGTTAGAACTTGGGATGGTTCCTTGAATGGTAACGGTATAACAGATTTCTTAATGTCATCCCCGTATCCCTCTACATCCTTGAACTCGCCAAATCCTATTGGCTGGTCTCCTCCTTCAATTCGCATTCCCCTTGCCTTGAAACCGGCAGGAAGATTGGCAAATTGTCCAGCATCGATAAGTGATCGAAGAACGGTTGTTGCTGATTTTTGCAGGTTGCCAAGAAGGTGAACATAGCCTAGGCCATAGAAACCAAATCCCGGCAGGAATTTATAATGAACAAAATGCTGTATGCGTTTCTTTTCATCATCATCTTCATTATAATTTCTTCTTATTGATAAAACTCTTTTTGTATCAAGGCAAACGGTAATGATATAGGGAACGGCAATACCGTCCTCATCCTTGTAGTCATCCAAGTCCATGTCGACATGCATTTCAAGAAGTGTGAATATTCTATCCTTGCTACCAATGTCCCTGCTTCGTCCCTGAACTTCCTCCAGCTTGTTTGAAATATCCCCCTTGTTCGCACTTGGGTCAGGATCTTTTTCCATATCCATTTCGGAATAGAATCCTGATATTTGCCTTTTGAGCAATTCATTCTCTTCCATCCGAATAAGATGGGTATAGCGTCCTGATGTACGAAGGTCTGGCGTATCGTAGGAGATAACAAAATCCTCCACGGGTATGAACCGTGCTACAGGTCTCTTTAAAGCATCATCATAATAAATCTTCTTAAAGCATGATCCCACAATTGGAAGGTAGAACAGCATCTGATCCAGATCATCAAAGAACTCCTCCATCTTGTCCGTGATCTGATAGTTCATGAATTCCTTGACACGAGCTGACTGTTTGACTTTTTCTTCCGTATAGTCGCCTAGCATCTTTGTCTGAACGGGGCCATTCGCTGGGAACAGCTCCTTGATCGCTTGGGATTGAAACTGTATTGCCGCCTCCACCATTAGTGGATGATGTGCCGCACAAGCACCCGGAAACGGTTTTGTTGTTTCCTCCAGTTTTAATCCCAAAAGATCAATTCCCTTTTTAATGGTATCTTCCCAGTCAGACCTGCTTCTCTTATCCGACTCGTATTTTGAAATTAAATCATT